TTTTTTGTCTTCTTTTTCTAATTTTTTTAAAACATCACTAAATTGTTTTTTTGTAGTTTTAGACATTTTTTAAGACTTCATCCCTTAATAACTTTAATTTTCTCAAAGAGGCTACTGCACCTTGAGCACGATACATTATAATATCATTATCTGCTTGTTCTAATATTTTATGTTGTTGTTCAATAAGAGCATCAACATAGTTATTAAATACCTCCCATTGGAGGTTGTTGTTGACCATCGCCTTCAACTTGCTGAGTATTTGCTTGTCCATCTTGAGGTGTTCCTGTAAATCCTTGTTCTCCCGGAATAGGTGCTTGACCTGTTCCTATTGTTCCACCACCTGCTCCTGTGGGGTCACTAGGGTCTGTACCTGCAGGGGGAGATTGTTGAGCAGAAGAACCTGCAAAGTTTTTCATTAACTCTGCTTGTAATGCTGCTTCATCCATATTGTTGGTAACTTTTTCAGGGTCTAGCTCCATAGACTTTGCTATCTCACGTATAATATATTGAAACTTTGCAAACGGTGCTAGTGAAGGATTAGAAGATACTTGTAAGAACTGCATAAGTCTTTGACTACGTACTTCATTAGCCATAAGACTTTCTGTACCCCTTGCCTTAACTTCTAAGTCTCCTTTTATATCAGGATTAAAATCAAATTGCATATTAAATCTAAAGAAGCCTTCTGCTAAAGGTTTAAGTAAATAATCGTCTACGTTCTTTATAACTGTTTTAATATTACCTGATGCTGCATTCATAAGCATAGATATACCTGAAGCAGTTCTACCTACACCTGTTACACCTGTTTGACCATGAGCAAATGATGGCATACCTGTACTCTCATCTGCCAACTGTCTTGCTTTGTCAAACAGTTGTAAATTTTCATTAGATACATTTGGAAACTTCGTGCCAAAGATTGCTTGACCCGGAGCACCCCCTTGTCTTCTAAATACTTTACCCGGATATACAGATAAGTCCTGTCCCGGAACTAAATTAGTTTCGTCTACCTCTATGAGTAGGTTTCCTGATAGAACTGCATTATCAACTGCCATTCTCATAAAACCATTCATAAGTGTTTGTGTATCATCCATGTTCTCTGCTAAACCAACACCAAAGAATGAATATGGATTTAATTCATAAGGAACTGCCATGTAAGGTATTTTAGCAGGTTTGAATGGATTGAGAACCATTCTTAAAACTTTACCATTTGAAATCCATATATTTGCTTGTAACTCATCAAAGTCTTCTAACTCTTTTGGTATGTCAACTTCATTTTCAATAAGTAAAGATGTATCACACATACCCCAATATTCTAAAACTTCAAATCTATAAATGTCATGTTCAGGAGCATAATCTGCTAAATTATCTTCCCAATATTTTTTAACGTAGGATTCACCTGACTCAATTACTTCGTCAATTACATTGTCTCTAAAGTAGGGTCTTTTTTTCAAAGAACGAAGTTGTGACCTAGACATCTTATGTCTTTCAATAACATATTGTGCCTCATCCATATTGTCTGCATCAGGGTCAGGATAAAAATTCCAAACAGATACATGCGATGTAGAAGGAACGGTTTTAAAAACAGGACTATATTCTCCCTCTTCATTCCAATTTGGATATTCTTTATCCGTCACAAAAGGTCCTTTCATAATACCTGTTCCAAACAAAGACATTTCAAAAGCAGTGCTTCTTAACTGTTTACCTGCTCCTGACTCCTGTAATTGGTCAAGTATTTTGTGTTCCATATTTTTAGCTGCAATCATAGCAGGACTAAAGGTTATGGAAGTAGGTGTTTTACCTGTACCCTCTTCTAGATTTTTTACCTCTCCTAATTTATCTTTGAGAGGTCCTAGTCTATCTGCTAGGGTTTGTTGGGTCGCACCTTTTGGAAAATCTTTCCCATCACCTTCATAACCATACGGAGAAACTTCTTCATTGCTATTTTGCAACTCCTCAGGCTTTTTTGGGTCAAAGTTGACATCTTTAGCCACACCTTCTGGTAAAATAGTCGGCTCAACGCTAATAGGAAATTTGTTACCTGCAAATAAAACGTCAACAATTTGTCCGTAAGCTGCGAGAGTTTTAGTTTTTGTAACTTTGATAAACACTCTTGACTTTTCTGCCTCAGTAAATTTAACATCATTTGAGTATACTCCTCTATAATTCGTGTATGAACGTAACCAACGTTCCTCATCGGTTCGTCTATAATCTTCTGCTCTATTGTACTTATCATGTATAAATGTTACAATACCATTAGCACCCTCATCAGGCTCATTAGACTCATTTATATCGTCTAATGCTATTGCATCATCTTCAATCATAATTTCATTATTTTCTTCTGCCATATTAATATCCAAAGGTTGCATCTGCTACAGGCATACCTTGAGAAGGTCTACCCATAGGGTCATAGTCAAATATACTAAATCTAGGTCTTGACATAATGCCATATCTTAATGCATCATAGATATGGTCTTCTGCTCTCGTATCCACATCTTCAGGATTTCTTTTATCTAAAGGTATTGCAGGTATTTGAGACACACTATTAGTACAGGTATTAAAGAACACTAATCTTGGTTCTTCTGTAAACTCGTCTACTTGAAGTCTTCTATGTATTTCATTTTTACCTGAAACACGACTTCCTTTACTTCTATCGGAAGGTCTAAAGCGACATCCTCTTTGTATCATCTGTTCTGCCAAAGAAGGACCAGTATCACCACGTTTATGCCAAAGAGAGCTATCCAAAACACCATACTTAATATTTCCATCATCAGCTTCTAGCTCTAATATCATATCTGCCAAATCTGTGGCAAGGACTTTAGAAACATACAACTCTCTATATACAATAAGTTGCTCATCTGGACTAACAGCAAACCACAACACAGCACTATAAGAGCCATAACCATAATCGCAAGAACGAAACTTAACCCAATTTCGTGGAATGTGAAAAGGTTCAATAGCGTGAATATCCCTATTAAACTCAGTGAAAGCAGCACCCTCTTTAATATCCCAATCACCTTCAAGCAACTGTTTACGTTGTTGTTCAGGTAGGGAAAGAAGCATCGCTTCGTAGTCTCCTTGAGATGACAAGTATGGATTGTCAGATAATCTAGCAGGTATAAATCTTCTTTGAAATAATGCTTGACCTGCTTTTTCGTGTTTACTAGGATATTGTAAAACCTGTCCTGTCTCAATATTTGTGGCATCAAAAGTCTTTCCATAAGGTGCAGGGTCAATAAACATCTTTTTGACCCACTGATGTCCCGGACCTCCGGGGTTAGTTGTTGCTCTCATATAGACAGGTAAATCATGAGCAGTAGAACGTAATCTTGACCTCATGTAATTCCAAGCATAAGGTGTTGACCATTGTGTTAATTCGTCAAAGCCTATCCAACTAAATGCTAAACCTTGATACCTTAATACATCATCATCTCTATCCAAGTAAGACATCCATAGTCTAGCACCTGATGGTGCTTCCCATTGCATCTTTCTTTCCGACCACTTGATACCCTTCCATATTTGAGGATACAATTCTTTTGACTTAAATATAAGTTCTCTTAATTCTTCTGTTGTATGTCTAAGTAGCAATCCACTAAAAGAGGGATGTCCCATATATCTCAATGGGTCTGCTAACATAGCATACGATTTACCACCACCTGCAGAACCACCATATAGCACTTCTCTTTCTGATGCAGCTAAAAACTCTGTTTGAGGACCATCATTAGGTTTAAAAATAATGTTACGTTCTTCAACAGGTATTTCTTCAACATCATCAACTATTTTAACTTTAGGCTTTTGCTCCTGTTCTACCTTCTTCAATCTCTTCTGCTTTTTGGATTGCTTTCTGGGCATACTCGGACCATTTTCTAAGAGTTCTAGCTTTGTTCTTACGTTGTCGTTCATGCATTAATCTTTTTCTTAATCCTACGTGGGATATATCTCTTCCTGTTTTTTTAGTTAGCCACTGTGCTACTTGTCTATACGAATATTGATTTACATATTTTCTAGCTAATTCTATCGCTTCTAACTCGTAAGCTATAGGGTCAAGTAATTCAGTATCATTTTCATTTACTTTATAACCAAAAGGCACAGTCCTTGCTATGCGAGGTATCTGTGACCATTCTTTTTGTTCTTCATCTTTTAAATCTGTTGGTTGTGGTAACTTCCACCTACCTAAACTTCTATCCATTACTTCTTCTTTGGTGGTAATAACATAACACCACCTGATGCCTCTACTTGAACTTTTTCAGTTTTAGTTAACCCTACTCTGTCAAGTAATTCTTTAGCAGCAGATAGCCTGTCTCTTAATCCGAGTTGTGTAGGGTCATCAACTCCACTAACCATAGCCACTGCTGCTTTCGGAGCATTCCTACTCATAAATATTTGAGTAGCTTCCATAATTTCATCTTTCATTGATGCAACAATAGAGGAAGTAGCAGAGTGCTCAGAATAACCTGCTAATAGTTTAGCTTGTACAACATCACCATTAGCTTCATCAAACAAAACGTCTAGAAACTTTTTTTGTCTATCTGTTAATTCTCTTTTTTTCAATTTGGAACTCCTTGTGCAACAACTCTTTCTATTAAACGTTGTGCTCTGTTTGTTGTTTGCCTATACCAACGTGAGTCCTCCATTTGATTTGCCATTTCACCATAGTCCTGTGCGTGTACGGCAGCAATCATTTTTTTGAACTTGCCTAATCTTGGTCTGCCTAATTGAAAAGACATATTAGCTAATACTCTTTGCACATCTTCAGGTAAGACCTCAAAATTATTAAACAAATCTTTGCAATCGTTAATAGATACTTGTATATCTTTTGCAAACCATTCATTTACTTTTTCTTCAGGTATGGAAGCTCCAATAGGTTTATCATAATAATCTTCATCCCACTCAGTAATCAAATGTCCGATTCCCCCGGTCAAATGACCCTCACTGCAATGGTATGTTTCATATTTCACACCCTCGTCAAAAGTAATTTCTTCTCTTAATTTATCTATGTTCATGGTCTGAGTCCTTGCTTTCTCTGTTCTTCATGTAACGATTCAACGTGTTTTCGGTAGAAATAAATACCGATGTTACTAATTATACTAGATATTTGTAAAAATGTCAAGGTTTTAAAGCTCATTTCTTCTTCCTTTTATCCATAGTAGAGCTTGGATTTACATAGTCTTTAGTTTTAACCATCACTCCCCCTTTAG